CCTTCAAAATTGTCTTTTCTCCATTTTTTCGGGTCCAAGTAAAACGGCGGGGATGCGAACTCCTGTCTTAACTCAGCTTTTGTTGGACGCCTATCTTGATATTTTTCATGAAACTTTAACCAGTACAATTTCAATTTATTAGGCAAATCAACCGGAGGACTAAACAATTTTAATCTTAATTGGTCTGGTCCACCGAACGGTTCTTTTCCCTTTTCTTTTTTACCCTGCTGTATGGCTCTTAACTTGGGATCAAACAATTTCAATTGATCGGGGTCTTCTTCTGGCTCTGGTGTCTTGCTTTTTTTCTTCCATAACTGCCATATTTCCCTGATAAGTTCTTTCAATTTATCATCTGGTATTTCCGATGTCATACGTATTGCTTTAATATAGCAATGGTATCAGAAGCGGTTTTATGAAGAATGCCTATACCACCCTTCTTAATCCATTCCTGTATCACTACTGGTGTATCATCTATAATTATGTCTCCCGGCTTGGAATAATGACGTTTTTTATGTTTATTATCCACCAAAATTATATCATCCAGTTGTAACGAAGGAATATTATGACGAAGCCATGTTAATTTTCCCTGAGTAGTTTGTTTATCTATTTTGTCAGATTTGCCCAAAGCGCTTAGAATTTTTGCTTTTAAAAAGTTATCTGCTATGAATTGCCACAATTCTTTTCCGCCATTCATCCATTCCAATTCTGCGAAAAATTTAGATTTTCCATATGCTTCTATCTTTGCCCACATTTCCGGGTCTGAAACATTTTCTATACTAATTCCTGAAAGTTTGTAGAAACCACCTTCAAAATCAGCTAAAACACCATCCATATCACAATATACAGTTCTATTATAATTTTCCATATTTTAGTATAAATATAAGTTAAGAATTAAAACAACTTGCCAGACAAGCAAATTGATGTACACTGCTGTACTGCTTTCATTAACGTACACAATATTTTAAGTACTACTTTTAAAATGTACTAAATCATTAAAGTACACTAGAGAGATTAGAATGGCGAACAACTTTCTTACAAAGTTCTATAAATTCTTTATCGGTCATTGTTTGTCTGGCAGTATTTATAGGTTTTAATACAAGTCTAACATTAGAAGGTATATTCAATCCGCCTTTCGATTTAGAAACTATATGGTCAATAGACATATTTTCGTTAGTGAGTTTTTCACCACTCAAAGCACATTTCAGTTTTTGCTTTCTAGCAATTTTCCATAAATCAAAAGCAGAAATTCTTCCATTTTTGTACCAATTATTAGAAAAATAGGCAAGTCTAGCAAATGGTTTATCTTTAAGGCGCCTTCCCCAAGAGTTTTTTCTCTTTATATATTCGGGGTCTGATTTTCTCTCTTGATGAAGTTTTCGCCATTTAAGTCTTTTTTCTTCTTGAGTCATAACAATTATATACGTGAATTAATAATTAGGCAATAGGAATTTTTAAAAGCGGATGATTCAAAATTTTGAATGATAGGTCTTCTACAAAGTCAGGGTATTCTTTTGAGTCTAATTCAGTCCAAGCGTTGGAAGCACTGTTTGGCTGTCCATAATCAGGTCCCGCCATTACATGCTCCAGCTTTTCGTCATTGTAGGGAACGAACACAGGAGCATATGACTTTTGATGTTTCATAACTCACTACACTATAAATAGTTTTGGAGTGAGTCTTAGTAAGTAAATTCAGTGAATACCGTATAATTTTTTCCAAGCGCTTTTAGAGCAATTTCAACTTCTTTCAAACACTCGTTGATACTTCCACCGGTAAGAACGATTCCGTTGTAACGTTTCAAAAAATCCATCAAATCAGGAACATGAACACAATCTCCCGAAGCTCTCAACAAAGTATAAACTTCTTTTCTATCTGTTCGCCTGTATTCCCGGAGATATTTTGCCCACATTTCTCTGGTCATATCCCTTGAATCACGGACATTATTTTGATACATAAAACGAACAAAATTTGTTATTGCGTCTTCATCCACGTAACTGTCTATGCAATATCTGAAAAAAGCATATCCCTTGTCATAAAATACACAACCATCCAAAACATTCTCTTTTAATCCATTTTCTATCAACCACATTTTATAATTATCTTCATTAATCATACCCAAAGTATCATGACCATTGTAAAGAAAAACCATATTACTCACACGGTCATAACTTTGATTTAAAAAATTAATCCACTTTGCAAGAGGAAAAGAAAGTTTGGATTCGTATTCCGGTTGTATATCCACGTTTATCAACGTCTTATTTGCTACATTGGCAGTAGTGGCTTCAATTATTCTCTTCATACCACATCCTCCCAAGGCCCCCAATTTCCAGTTTTCATGGATATTCTTATAACATCATCATGGGAATATTTTTTATAAGGTTTGGTATGAAACATAGATTCGTATGTCTCTTTTGGCCAAGTAATATCCATTACGGGGTCAAGAATTTCATTACCAATTTCAACCCACGCATGTTCTACTTCTGGTAACCCTATTATAAAAGGATTAATTAACTTACCATGAACAAGAACAGAATTAGGATGAACAGAAACATATCTACCAGAAAGTTCATAACATCTTCCCATTCTTGGATGTTTAGGGGATGATTCTCCAATGAGATTTTTTAGCTTAATCATATGGAATTACCACAATTCTTTAATAAGGTCTTTTAATTTAATTGTAGGAAAAGTACCAACTGACAAACTTTCTTTTAGAATGTTTTTTTCTATTATGTCTTTAATTTTATGACCTGCTCTTTCAAATAGTGTTTTAACCGCTGGGTGAAGCGGTTCTGGAAATTCGCCGTATTCTACCCACTGATAATGGTCTATTATTTTTCTATCTATATTCGGCTCAAACTCATTCTCTACAATTAACAAATATGTATAGTATCTAAAATTGGTGTAAAGACTGACAAACGAATATAGTTGTATTACATCTGCAAAATTTCCTTTGTAACCTGTCTGCTCTTTTGCACATCTGATTGCACCCGTTTCTGGACTTTCATGAAGATATACTTTTCCACCCCATAGATTCCATTCACGAGGTTTCTCATAGGAGACAGACCTAGAAGCACGAAGGGCAAACAATAACCGTCCTGTGTCTTTAGCCATTATTAGAGCACCAGACCCTCTAACGTTCATCCTTATATTGGGTCTTCTTGGAGGACTTGAACTAGGCAAATTTGAACGTGGTTTAAAATCGAAATCCATATTAATAAATTATATTTTTGATAAGGTCTTTCAGTTTAATCATATGACCTTTTGATAAACCCTCCTTAATGGAGTTTTTTTCTATTATGTCCTTAATCTTGTGACCTGTTCTGTCGAGTAATGTCTTGACCAATGAATTGAGAGGGGTTGGTGCATTGTCCATATCCATCCATTGATAATCACGTATAAACTTTCTATCTATTATAGGTATGAATTCGTTATCCACCACCAACAAAAAATTATAATATCTGAAATTGGTGAAAGCATTTAAGAATGAATATATCGGTATTACATAAAAATTCTTTCTATATCCAGTCTGGTCCTTTGCCCATCTTATTACGCTGTGTTCTGGGCTTTCATCCACAGATACTTTTCCACCCCATAGATTCCATTCTTCGGGTCTTTTTGGACCTGCTGAACGAAGAGCAAATAATATTCTCCCTGTGTTTTTGGCTATTATTAAACCGCCTGCCCCTCTGACATTTCTTTTTGCATACATATCTTTTGGAGGGGTTTGGCCGGGAATATTTGTGTCCGGTCTTTGACGATTTGGGTCTGGTAAATTCATATCAATAATAAATAGATATTCCTAAGTAAAAAAGCCCCAAACCTTGCGGATTGGGGCTTTTCTGTTTTTAATTAACGTTATGCATTAGGGAAACTTGCACCAGTTGGCAAAATATTGAAATCAAGGATTATGAATTCTGCCGTCTTGGTTGGTTTCAAATAAATTTGACCATACAATATATTTTGGTCAATGATGTCTGCCGTATTATTGGTATCATCCATTTTTACAAAGAAGGCATATAAACCTGACCTCTGTTGAACGGATTCCAAATATGGATTAACAATACTCAAGAATTTGTTGCGTGTGGCAGCCACATTCTGCTCAAACACCAAGTAATTTGATGTTGAGGCAAAGAATTTCTTGATGTTAATCAACAATCTACGAACATTGATTCTGTTCAAGGCTGAGTCAGCGTTTTGCAACGTTTTTTGGCCCCAAACAACAATACCGGAACCCGGAAATGCTGCAATGGGGTTGACTTTACCCTCATACAGAGTATCACGTTCTTCGTGTGTGGTTCTATCAGTCACTTGAGTAGCAGTTGAAATACCACCACGATTTAAACCTGCTGGGGCAAACCACTCAGCAGCCACACTATCATTGTTAGCATAAACTGCTGGCAACACAACAGATGGTGGAACGGTTACAATAAGATTATTGTAAGTATCAAGGATTTTAACCCAAGGATAATAAGATGCGGCATAATTTGTATCAAATTCAGCAGCGTAGCCGACAACCTGACTAATCTGGCTGTCTGCTGGATTACCTTCATCCACATACAAATCCATAATGTAGAAAGTATCTCCACGAGCTTCACACATATCAACAACCAAGTTGGTGACATATGGGTGTTCTTGATAAATAATACCCGGCGTAACAATAAGATTGATATCATATTGGTCAGCATTACCAAGCGCCGTAATAGCTTGATTATATCCAATTGAGCCTGCGGAACTGACTGTTGTGCAATCCAATCCTTGAGTATTACCAGCAATGATATCACCACCAACATTGATTGGAATTGCCGGACTCTGACCGTCGAATCCACCTTGGAATCCGAAAATGAAGTTTCTCATCTTGATGTATGTAGGTTCATTTACAGGGTCATATAAAGTAGGAATTGCATTACTACCACTGAGGAACGAACCTGTGCTTACGCCGCTTGATGTATAATTCAAGTCCAAAGCAAAGATGGTGTTTCTTCCAATACTACTGTAAGTCCCCCCGCTTGAATTAAATGAAGGAATTGGAGCAAAATATTGTTCGTTGTTATCAGCCGCACCGATGTCTATTGATGTTGGATAACCTGTTTGTGGATACAAACTGAACAATTCAGCATCCGCGCCTGTAGGAGCATCATCAAAAGTAATTCCAGATGGATACTTGCCCGGATTTAAACCATACACCGATGCTTTTGTGTATTTCATTGTTGGCGTCCAATATCCCATTGCACCGTTTGTTGGTGTAATGTATGCTTCAAATCCATAAGGAATCGCAGTAACAGGATAATTCCTAGTAGTCATTTCCACTCTAATATTTTGACTATTATTCTGATACGTTCCAAACTCCACAACTTTACCGTTGTAATTAATGTAACTATACATGTCACCAATTATGCGGGCAATGTAGTTAGGGTCGTCAGGATTAAGGTTCAAATTATTGTATTGTTCAACAATAACAGGACGCTTATCGGTATCACTGTATTGACGAAGTGTAAGAGTGAATGAACCCCAATCACTACCAGCAACCTGACCTGCCAATTTGACGTTACTTATTTGAACTTTAAATTGCGTGTTTGTGTAAGTTCCATCAGCAATGGTGTGAATTCTGAACAATTCATATCGGTATGGAGCTGAACCGGTGTTATAGGAAGCAATAGCTTGAGAAATTACCCAAGGAGTTATAGCTTCTTGAATTGAAAAAATACTGTCACCAGTTGATGGAGCAAAAGAATACTGGTCTGTAAAATTCAATGGAGCACCAGTCACCGAACCTGATGGTAGAGCTGCACCGACAATCATCCAAAGGTCGCTTTGATTCACGACTTCAGCAATAGAATCCTCATAAATTGAGTATAGATATGCTGCTTCAATTTTTTGACCAGCAACTTGTGTGGCTGGATTACCAACCGTAGGAACGTTACCAAAAACATTTGTAATGTAACTTGGGTCGTCACTGTTTATTGAAAATTGGTAAACTCCGTAAGGATTATTGCTATTGCTATTCTTCAAAGTAAGACTATAGTTGAATGGAATGGCGTTTACACCACTGCCAGTTATCGGATTAGTCATACTTAATGTAGAACCATAGAATCCCGGAGCAACAAGGTTTTGAAGACCACCTGCTTCGGTGTCTGCTAATACAGCAAGTAATCTCATATCACCGCTTCCAGTCCATGCACCATTTGGTAGAATACATGGATTAAAGGATGGCATTTGACTTGTAAATGTACCATTAAAATTACCAAAAGTGCCAGTAACTATACCTGTCAAATTAATAATTGGAAATCCACACGTTCCCAAATTGACAGCCAATGAGGAACTGATAAACGTCAATGTTGTTGGCACACTATTTTCATAACCACCCCAAGGATATACTCCTGATGGGAAGAACAATGAAGACGAAACGAATGTGGCAGAAAATACTCCACCAACTATGGATGCTGAAAATGCTGGAGCATTAACACCATAACTTAAATACGTTGTAGAAGATGATACCGACGTTGTTACAACTGTAGGACTCAAAACAGAAGCCATACTTGCACTTGCATAAATTACACTGGCAGCTCCCAACGAAACGGTTTGTCCATAATACAAAATACTACCACTATTTGCATTTGAACCACTCAAATTGAGAGCAGTATTGTCAGCAGCACCTGCTTCAAAAGTAATGGTAACTGTTGGATTGTTAAAACTTAATATACTCTGAGTAAACGAACTTGAAAATGATTGTGTAAAGTTACCGGGGCCAAAAGATTTTGAAACACTCGAACTATATGATGATATGAAAGTCGTGGATTCAGCATAGGAATATGTAGGATTATTTATACTGCCCGAGAAATACACATAAGATTGGTTACTGTTTAGAGAACCCTCGGATTCGTTTTGATTCCATTCACCTTTTACTGCCCATATGGCAAATGGATAATTTTGCTGATAACCTGTCAAACCACCGACTCTGCAAATTGTTACAATTCCCTGTTCCTGCAAATACTGTGCTGCCGTGTAAGGACCATAATAGACGCCATCAGGGTTGCCAAACATATTTGCTAATGTGTTCACGTCTGTTAGGATTATTGGTGAATAGGCTGGGCCTTTTGCAAACGGGGCTACAACCGCGCCGCCGATGTTAGCAACGCCTGCTGCTACTCCTGACACATCATTTTCTCTCGTGAAAACTCCGGGCGACACGATGTTTCGGTCCGGGCTAAATGTACCACCTTCTTGTATTGGCATATTCTCTTAATTCTTTTGGTTTATAGTCATCTTAAATGACCTAAATATAAATATTGTCAATTTTTTGAAACGTGTATTATTTGTGTTTTCAGAAAAGCAGTTCTTTTTAAGAAGCTGGTGTGGAATTTTTCTCAGAAATAAACGTTCCAGCAGCAAGGTCAAGACTTCCCTCACCATACTTATTCAACAGTTTTTCTATCAATTCATTTTCCATTTTTTGAAGGCTTTTCCACTCTTCCTGTAATTTTATTTCCAGTTGATTGACAGATTTGGTTCTCTCTTCTGCATCCATTTTTTGTAAAGCCCACTGTCCCAATTGAAACATTTTTTGTTGAAATTTTTCCTGCAGCATTTTGACTTCAGCAAGTTCACTGTCTGTCATTTTTATTTTTTCGCTCATAACTTTCCTTATTGTTGACAATATATATTTTTTATAAAATTTAATGAATTTATTTAATATAGATAATTACTTGCACCGAAAGCATAAACAATAAACGGTCTTGTCAATGCTATACCACTGTTGCCCCTCCAACTAAAACTAACGCTATCTAACGCTCCATAAGATTCTGTGATATTGGATGTCCATGTAGCAGGAGTGGTTGACCGAGAAAATATCTTTTTCATTTTACCTGTTTCCAACCATTCTCTTAAATCACTGTAATCATAATCAACATCAGCAAATCCCTGATAAGCAAAAAATGACCAAATAGCACTTCCTGATTTAGTAAATTGTATCCCAAGAAATCCTCTACGGTAAGGATAATAAAATGCAGGTATGCTTGTACCACCGATTGCTATAGGTAAAGCAGCAGACCCGTTTCCATCTGCATAACCTGTACCATTATAGTTGTGCCCAGCATGCGTGCCTACTGTATAATATGCGTCAGATGCATTAACATATGTCCAACTCTGTGCAAAACCATAAAAAGTATTCCAACTAGACCCCGATGATGTGCTTCCTCCTACTGAACCCGTTTGCACTCCAAAATAAAAGGCGTCAGGACTGCTACCGCCACCGGTGTCACTGGTATTCCCAGTATAAGAACATAATGCACCGACTCTTACAGTGGTATAATTATTTCCGTTATACATTTTACCCATATATGAATTGGATTGCGTTATTTGAAGATAATTTATAGATTGTGAAAAATGAACTGGCACAGAACCAATATAAAATGAACTGGTAATAAGAGGGGGTGTTGCCCACAAAGTCGCACTAGATGTTACATAACTATTTGAACCTGTATTTGTATAATATCCAGTAGCAAATGTAGAAAAATCTTCCCAACCGACCAACTGAGCATCAAAATAATCCAATTCTCCTGATAGAATATATTCTCCACTTGGACCTGTAGAAATATTAATTAAAGAATTTTGTCCAGCGGATGAATAAATCTGATTAATACTTCTAATATTTACTCCTGAACCTGTAAACATTATTCTTCCTGAGCCACTTTGATAAACATTACATGCAAATGACGAAGATAATCCTGATGGAATTGTTAATACAGAAAAAAGAGGCGTATTTATAACAACATCAACACCAAAATCGGTATTTTGTAATGTATATGATGATGTTTGATAATTATAAGAAATTATTGAGGATGCGGCATTTATCGCATATGATGAAGTTAATGAATATGAAGAAGAAATTATATACGATGCTGTTGGTGTCATTGATGCAGTTAATGCAAATGATGCCGTTGGAACATATCCAGCAACAAGTGCAAACGAAGCACTTCCACTAAAAAATGAAGCCGTCATTGCAACACTTGCTGTAAAAGCATATGAAGCTGTCACTGCAAAACTTGCCGTAGGAACAAAAGGAGCGTTTACTGCAAATGACGCAGTTGTAGCGTAAGAACTACTTATTGCTAAACTTGCACTTGGAGCAAATCCGGCATCAATAGCAAACGACGCCGTTCCGGGATAATATGAAGCAGTTATTGCAAATGATGACGTTGGAGTATATGATGAACTAATTGCATACGAAGCAGTCGGAACATACGATGTGGTAACGGCTAAAGAAGCAGTTGGAGCGTATGATGCAGTGATTGAAAATGATGCCGTTGGAACATACGAAGCAGTAATTGAAAATACTGATGATGATGCGTATGAAGCTGTCACAGAATAACTCGAAGATATTGCATAACTTGATGATGATGCGAATGAAGCTGTTACCGAATAGTTTGATGATGATGCGGATGAAGCTGTTACCGAATAGTTTGATGATGATGCGTAACTTGAAGTAATTGCATAACTTGAAGTAATTGCATAACTTGCTGTATTTGAAAACGACGCACTTGAAACGTATGATGTACTAATGGCGAGAGATGCTGTTGGAACATATGATGCAGTAATTGCAAATGATGCCGTCGGAGCAAATGATGCAGTAATTGCGAATGAAGCTGTTCCATTGTAATATGATGCCGTAAAAGCGTAGGATGCCGTTGGAACATATGAAGCCGTTATTGCATAAGACGAAGTAACCGCATTGGATGCAGTAATTGCTAAAGACGCTGTTCCACTGTAATATGAAGCCGTTGTTGCATAACTTGCTGTCGAACTGTATGATGATGTTGTAGAAAATGAGGATGAAACAGAATAACTAGAAGTTATGGTATATGACGCAGTAGTTGCAAATGAAGCCGTTGGTGTGTATGATGCAGTAAATGCATAAGATGCAGTCGGAACATACGAAGTGGTAATTGCTAAAGAAGCTGTTGGAGTGTATGATGCGGTGACTGCAAATGAAGCCGTTGGAACAAATGATGTTGTCAGCGCCAAAGATGCAGTTGGAGCATAACCTGCAACAAGTGCAAATGAAGCTGTTCCTGTGTAAAATGAAGCTGTAATTGCAAATGATGACGTTGGAGTATATGATGAACTAATTGCATACGATGCCGTTGGAACGTATGATGCAGTAATTGCATTTGATGCAGTAACGGCGTATCCACCAACAAGCGCAAATGATGCTGTTCCTGCATAGTATGAAGCTGTAACTGCAAACGAGGCAGTTGCAGTATATGACGATGTTATGGAAAATGATGAGGATATTGCATAACTAGAAGTTAAAGCATATGATGATGATACTGCATGGCTTGCTGATGGAGCAACCGATGCACTGACGGCCAAGGATGCAGTCGGAGCAAACGATGCACTGACGGCCAAGGATGCAGTCGGAGCATATCCAGCATTAATTGCAAATGAAGCACTTGGAACATATGATGCTGTCACCGCTACAGATGCTGTCGGAGTATAAGATGCAGTGATTGCTAAAGATGCAGTGATTGCATTAGATGCAGTGAGGGCCAAAGACGAAGTTAAAGCATATCCTGCAACAAGTGTAAATGAAGCCGTTCCGTTATAAAACGAGGCAGTTATAGCAAATGATGATGTGGGAGAATTGGATGATGTTACAGAAAATGATGATGAAAGAGCATAACTGGCTGACAATGCTTCTATTGAATTTGATATATTTAAAAGATAACTTGATGTGACGGAATAACTTGCTGTAATTGCCCGACTTGATGTTATCGCCCAGCTTGCTGTAATTGGATAGGTTGAGCCTGTCGTTAAACTTGTACCACCGCCACTGCCACTGCCACCATTCATTGAATATGAAGCAGTTATGGAATAACTTGCCGTAATTGGATATGTGGAACCTGTTGTTAAATTTGTGCCACCATTTAATGCAAACGAAGATGTAAATGTATAACTCGATGTCGTTGAGTAACTGGACGAGGGCACTGGATAAAGTGAATAAAATGAAGAAGATACATCCGCATCCAAATAACCCGACGAATTTATATGAATTAACAAATCAGACCCAGAAATGTGCGTTTCACTGTTATACGTGTTGGTGATATCACGCTGTAAAATGATTACGTCAAGTGGGTTTGGGTTTGTATTACCTATGGGCATTTAATTCACCTTTTTATTGTTATACCCAATAAATATATGAAAAACACAATTAGATGAGAGAACCAGATGTATTTAATGGATTACCAACCACGAATGGCGGCGAAGATATTGGCTCATTTGCTGGTAAATTAGGATAATTTTGATTTCTCCATTTTTTCTTGTCTTTATTTAGGGATTTCACCTTGAAATCGGTGCCCACCACTTCAACGCCCATGATAACTTTTTTTGGAGTAAACCATTTGCGTGTAGTGTCTCTATTACCCTGAAATCTGTCAATAACATCAGGTAGAAGATAACCATTAACCAGCAAGTCAAATTCTGTTTTTACCATTCTGTCTTGGTCAACTTGAAGTTCCGACGCATGAGCAAAAGAATCTATCTTTGTTCTGAATCTTAATCCTCTCAATTCTCCCCAATAATCCTCGGTTTCAAAGTTGATGCGTTCTATAATGGTATTCATTTGTTCAATATATTCCGTCCAAACAATAAAATGATAAGTAAATACCATATGGTCGGGCATCACAATATCATAAACCTCATGAACAGGAACATTTTGACCAACAAGAGCGGCAAATGGAGTATAACGATTTTTTTCGGAATAAACTCTCATTACAGGATAAGTAAGATAACGATTGAACATCATCATTGCTGTATCTTTCTCAGAGGTAATCCTTTGAAAAACCAAAGCAGGTAAAATCAATTTACCATTATAATCACGAATCACACCATCATATTGTATTGATTTCCATTTTTCAGGACTTGCATAATAAATTGGAACTTTTATTTGCCCTGCGCCTTTGACTGTGAGTTGAAATTTTTGAAGTTGGGTCAATATAGCATTATCAATGTCCATGAGGGTAACAGTATTGTCCTTCTGTTTATCCGTATCACGACGAGTTTGCTCTGCACGATTAATATCGTGCAGTTTCTCACTTAATACCAATGAATCCTGCGCAATCTCTTGGCTTATATCGGATTTTGCATTTCCGATATTTGGTACTGGATTTTTAGGGTCGCCTGTCCATGCCATATTATGCTATTTTACTCCAGTTATTTATTATGAGGTTTAATGTTTTTTTATTATTTTTACTTATCTTATCCCTATCTGCACCATAAATTCCTAATCCAACATACCATACACCTTCATCATCATCAAAAACCAAAGTCACCCTTTTAGCCTCTGGTAATTTGGAATCTGGCCTATGAAGAAGATAAAATGTGTCCTCATAATATATAATATCAACACCTTTAGATGGATTTTGATTATTTTTCATTAAATTCATTTTTATTCTATGAATGACATTAATCACTTCATCTGGTATCCAATTTGGAGCAGTCCACGAATGACTTTGTTCGATTTCTTTTAGAATTTTTTCCAATTTAATCATTTTTGATTTCCTCCGTATATCAATACGCCTTTTTTGTCGGGCACATCTATGAATCCATTTTTTCTATAAAAATTGAGTTGTCGTTCTTCATCACTTCCATAAGTTCCAGCTGGCTCAACAATTATTTTAGCATTTGGTTCATGTTTTAATACTTCTTGAACAGCTCTTGTCAATAAAGTTGAACCGATGCCTTTTCCTCTTAGTTTTTCATTACCAACCAATGACCTCGCCACCCACCAAAACCCTCTGCCAGTATCATCTATACTAACAGTAGAAGCCCTGAATTCTCCAACAGGTCTATAACTCACGGATACATTTTGGTTTGTAGAAATCACCAAAAGGTCATTTTCATCAATTGCTTCATAAAGTAATTGTTTTAATTTAATCATAATATCCAATGTCTTATTATTTGGTTTAATTGTCTTAGGTTTATTTTTCTTCCTTGTGCTTTACCCGTTTTTTCAAGTGCGCCGGGTCCGTAAATTTCCCATTGATTTAATCTTTCACGATAAGCCAGCAAAATATGTTTCTTCTTTAGATTTTCAATCACCCAATCGCCTTTTGATAAATTGTGTATTCTAATATAATTATCAGGGTCAATATCTCTATTTTTGCGGAGAAGTACCGCTACAATTTTATGTAATGTTTTTACTACAGCGTGGGGAGTATCTCCCGGAGTTTTCCATAAACTCTGATATACTATTTCTATCAACAATTGTTTTAATTTAATCATTATACCCATCTTTTAACAATGGATTCCAATTGTTCGGGCGACAAAGGCACATTTCCTGTTTGGCCCGAATACCATTTGGATGTCCATTCGTGATATACCAAACTATCAGCAGGTCTAAGTTTGTTCGATACGATCCATACTCTTCCTATTTTCTTATTCTTGTATATGTGTTGTAATGCTACATGATCAGTAAATTCTTTATTTTTTGCAATAATTTCTGCTATTATAGCATGTAGCACATTTATAACATCATCGGGGGTTCCTCGTGGAACTTTCCAACTTTGTTGTGGTGTGTCTTCTTCTTTTAACAATTGTTTCAATCTAATCATTTTGTTATACCTGTCTCTTGACTAATGACAACTTACTAAGACGAGAATAATGAGTATTGGTGATTATACTAAAACTTTTTTCTGGTACACCACCAAGAAATTGCTCCTGAACCACGTTATCAATTTCATGATAACGGTTGTTAAATTGAATTATATCACCAATTTCTGGATACAAATTGACAAGTTTAAGATTGTCTTCCCTAAACTTAAATACAACCGATTGATTTCTGTCTGGACCAAATTGGTCATAAGTTGTATCAATATCTGCACGGTCAATAAGACAGGTGCATTCAACACCCGGATAAAACATCTTGCCTGTTTGTGGGTCAGATTCACCGTATATATTAATGGGAGTTTCAGAAGCGCAAGATTTAAAGATAAAGACCTCAGTTTGAATAACATCACCCACCAACTCTGCGTTGACAGAAGCGATGAACTTCAAATCTCTCTCTGAAAAAAATCTACCAAGTAATCCCATATTATTTTGCTCCATGCATTTCAATCAGTTCTTCAGCTAATTCTATGGCTTGTTGTATTTGCTTTCTATAATCTTCTACTGTTCCCTTTTTTCCTTGTAACAAATGGATTATTTGACGGCCAATTTGAACTTCTCTTTCTTCTTCTGGGTTTTTCATATCCGTTTCACCGTGTTCACCTTCAGGAGATTCCTCAGATAGTTTAAACTGATTACCGTTTATATTTTCGAATAATTTTGTTTTCATATTATTGAATGTTTTCCTTGTTGATTGTAAAATCTATACCAATTAAATCTTTATATGCATACAGTCGCATTTCACTATGATATGTTCCGGCAAAACTTAAAAGTTTTCTCATTTCACGGCTTTTTAGCAATTTAAAATACACTTGAAGCCTAATTGTTTTTGCATCATACTCGTAAATATTCCATTTTTCTACAGTTGTTAAACCAATAGAAGTTAAATATTTTATCATGCGACTACCGACAAATCTTAATTCACGGTTATCAGAATATTGCGGGCGAAGAATTTCACTCAAATGTTCGTCAATGTCATCATAATCGGGTCCGGAACTTCCTGAATCAAAATCAATAGTATCCAAAATCTTATCACTAATTGTATCTTCGTTTTGACTTACGTAGTCTTCGATGGCTTTATGGAGAATGATTTGTTGTTCAGAAGTCAACTTATTGGGGTCGTATTCGGTTTCTTTGCCAGATTTATCATATACTCTGACACTGGTCGGCCAAGAGTCAACAATCTCCACGGAAGGGCCTTCTCCGGGAGAAGAACGTTCTGGTGGGCCGAACATTCCCCGAGCCTCATCTCCAGATTCAGCATTATATCCAATACTCACCGATACTTTTACCAATTCATTTTCTGTCGAAAGGCCGGGTATAACTAACGCATCGAATTCAATTTCGTAATCATCATACGTGCTTGATGCATTACTTCTTCTACGATACAGTTCTGCTAAAACTTCCTTTATCGCTACTTTTAATTTTTTATCTTTCATATTATCCAATATAAATGAACAATGGAACACGTTTCAAAGATTCTTGCATTTGTTCAGCTTGTAGAGCTTGATTTTCCATTTGTGATTTTTGACTTGCTGCATCGAGTGATTCTCTTAATTGAGTAATTAAATCGGTTTTTTCTTGTTGTGCTTCATTTCTAAGTTCAGCTCCATCCAATGTGACATCCCCACCCGGAATAGGAAGTGCCTGATACTTTTGACGAACACAGCCGAGCAATTCCTTACAAAGAGCCAAGAAATACTTGCGAACCCACTGCTTACCAACAGAATTAATTGTATTGTATGTAATATTGTTATAAGGAATGTTAGCGTAGTCTGCTACATAACTGCCTGTATAATTTGGTTCACTGGCAAATTCCCCCTTTAACCTGTCCTTACGAAGCATATAGTGAAAATATACCTTGAATGAATACGTTGGAATAGGAAATAACCTTAATTTATTATTCACAACCTCAAATGAATATGCAGATTTACGAACCATATCATTAAATTGAATTGCTTGACCACGGAGCAAATCTTCAAAAATGGGAGTCATTAAGAATTGAACAGCAGGAGAATATGCTCCAAACCCAAGTTCATTCAACACATTTGAATAACTCATTCCTGTCATTGAAAACGGGTCATAAATACGAGCAAACGCCGGTGGAAAATCGTGGAAAACACGAACAACTTCAATTCTATTACAATCTTCAACTTTATTTCCCCATAATTCCTGTAAATCATATTCCTGTTTCATAGGTTTTGTAATGATAAACCCCTTCTTCCAATCAGCGTAACCACCTACCCCAACTTCTCTGCCATATTCTTTTGATAGTTCAACAATATATGGTAATGGTGTTCCTGTGATTGCTCTTCCTGTAAGATTCCCCAAATCAGAAACTTTTTGTCCCTGTAATACTTGCATGTAGTTACGAATATTCCACTGATTGACCTGAGCAGAGTACTCATTTACCGACTCTTCAAAGGCTGCATAGAAATTCACATCCAACATTTCTATGTCAACGATTGGATATCCAAGGCGGTAGGCAGCCCAAATAGCTGACGCTTGTGCATCCGCTTGAAATTCATAATCACTGTCATAAAAACCAAACGGTGTTCTACCAACTACCGATGAACCGCTTCCCGGCCATCTTACTCTATCTTGGTCAACTAGGGTTGTCGAATTTCTTATAGGTTGCGTTATATCATTCATATTATCAGCGTGTCTATCTATTAAATATAATAGAAACTGACGTTAGTTACGCCTATTTATTATGTGTGATTAAGTTAAAAGACATAATATCAGAAATAGAGCATTTTAGAAAATTTGACCAATCTAAAATACGGTGGAGCGTTGAAGAGAATAAAGAAAATTTTTTTGTTAGGATGTATATTAAAGGATATAAAAATCCATACAAGGGTTTATTTGTTGGAAAAGATATGGGAGTATCTGATAATGACCCAGAATGGTTTGGTGGTATTGCATTGTCTAAAACAAATAGTGGCCAACACATAGGGTATCTTACCATAACTTATGCTGATGTTACAGAACCCAAGTTAGGATTCGGGAAAGTATTATTCAAAAAAACACCGGAAGAATTGAAAAAAAGAAATTATCATGGAATAGCAGTTTCTAAACGAGATGCACAAAGCAGAGATGCTTCCCATCTTTTGGGCAAAATCGTGAGTTTTTCCGATGGACATTTTGATTACGTGAATGTATGATCAAATTAAACAAAATCATTAAGGAACTTATGTTAGAAGCATTGCCATCGGTGCCGACGCAACAACCATCTGCAATCCACGTTCAACATCAGGAATTTTCTCCTGATTTTGTAGAATACATGAGAACTGTTGAAAATTCCGTTGGCGCCGGACTTAACAAGCAAGACCATTTATGGTATCCCTACAAAGATATATCTGGATGGCACATAGCTTACGGTCACAAATTAAAGCCAAATGAAATTAGTAATTTTAGACACGGTATCAATCAAAATGACGCAGAAAAATTACTTATTCAGGATTTACAAATAGCAAAGCGCAGAGTACACAACTATATCAAAACAACATATAAGGTGGATATTCTTTTGACTAAAAAACAAGAAGAAATGTTGATGGATTTCTCTTTCAACTTAGGAGGTCTTGAAAAATTTCCAAAATTTGTGGATGCTGTATTACGAAACAAAGTGGACATCATAAAAAAAGAATATATTAGAAATTTTGCTGGAAAAGAATTGACTGGAAGAAATGAAGCATTTTTCAGTAGATTTCTATCGTAAATCATGATTACATACAAAACAGGCAACTTATCACAGGTAGACGTTTATACTCGACGACATCTTTTTCAGTTGACATTAGGTGTTCAAGGCGGAATGATAGAACCTTTGGTTAAACATCTTCCGAAGATTATCGTTATTGCTTATGATGGAGAAACTCCTGTGGGTTGGTCTGTTCACATGGATTCACAAAATCTTTCCAAAGACAATAAACGTAGATGGTTAGCTTACATTGCTGTTTTCGTAAACCCTGTTTATAGACGGATGGGAATAGGAAAAGAACTGGTAAATAGACTTGGTGAAGCTCTAAAATCACGGTTTGATTTTTTAGTAATGATGCCCCGCGACCCAAATGGTTATGTTTTTTTCAAAAAAATAGGAGCAAAACAATGGTACAGTTTTCCGGAAGATGATTGGCCTGAGGGATTGGGGCGCCAAGTAAAACCTATAGAAGAGAATATAGATAATACAAATTCAACCCAAGCAATTCTGACAAAAAACCCAGTAGAATTACATTTTACTGAAAATGGTGAAGACTCTCATATAGAAATTGTTATGAGATTATTCCCCGACGAAATGATGACCTTAATTGACAAATTTAAAGATATGGGATATGATGAAGAGGAAGGAGATGCGTCGTATGCGGCAGCAAATCGTCTTTCTGAAAAAGATGGATTTGCTAGGGTTGTTATAGAAAATGATGTATTGTATTTTAATACTTTTGGTCACAATCAGTTAACTAATAGTCAATTGAAATTTTTAAAAGATTGTTGTATAGAAAACGGATTGGAATTGGTTCATTCTGTGGGAATGAAAAAACAACATATTGAATTGTATGAAAGCAAACTAATGTCAGAAGGCGTCAAAGAGAAAGCATTGGAAGATTTCATTAAAAAAACCATTCATGGAACAGAATGGCAAGGCAAAGTGTTTATTGCCGGTGGTTATGTAAGAGATGAATTCATGGGTAAAGACCCGAAGGATTTGGATTTACTTGTCAATTCTCCAAACGGCGGAATAGAATTTGCCAAATGGATTACTAAAAAGGTGGGAGCATACAAGGGTGGCACCACAGAAGAAGACCCCGGTTCAAACCCTGTAATTTTTCCAAGGTTCGGAACAGCTAAATTCAATCTCCGTGGCGTTGTTCACGACGGAATTGACCTCAGTGATATTGATATAGAATCGGTAATGCCAAGAAAAGAACAATACACAGCAGGCTCAAGAAAACCAACAGTGACGGGCGGTGAACTGAAAGATGATGTTGAACGAAGAGATTTTACTGTAAACAGTCTTCTCAAAGATTTGTCCACAGGAGAAATTCTTGATTTAACAGGTATGGGCAAGGATGATATACGAGCTGGTATTGTCAGAACACCGTTGAATCCTGATAAAATTTTCACAGACGACCCGCTTCGCATGTTGAGAGCCATTCGTTTTGCAGTCAAATATGGTTGGAAACTTCCTTTATTTATGATAAGAGGATTAAAGAGAAATGCATCCCAACTCAAAAATATTTCTCAAGAAAGAATTCGTGACGAATTAAACAAAATTTTAATTACAGGAGCACCATCCAAAGGAATCAAATTATTGAAAATTACAGGGTTGTTACCATTTGTAATTCCTGAATTGGTTCCGGCTATAAACATGACTCAAAATATTCATCATAAACATGATGTATTTCAACATACTCTCGATGTATTAAGCAAAACAGAACCAATATTAGTCCAAAGGTTGATGGCACTATTTCATGATATAGGTAAAACCGTGACAAGAAGTATTGAACCCAATACCAAAGGCGTTCATTTTTACGGTCATGAAATTGAAGGAGAAAAAATTGTTGAAGATGTGATGAACCGATTAAAATACCCAAGAGAATTGATTAATGCGGTGAAATTAGGCGTCCGTAATCATATGCGATTGAAGCAATCGGGTGATACAGGAGTGCATATAAAAGACAAAACATTGTTAAAGTTTCGCAATGAAATGGGTGAACAATTGGAAAATGTATTGAATTTGATGCACGCAGACAACATATCCCATTCTGATGCATCATCCATGCCAAACCAAATTTCTGGTATTCGTCAAAGGTTGGAATCATTAAAAAATGTTCCAGTCAGGCCAAAAATGCCCATTGATGGTTATGATTTGACTTTGATGGGCCTAAAACCGGGCCCAATTTTCAAGGAAATTATGAATGCCGTGGCAGAGGCGTGGTATGAAAACCCAGCATTAACAAAAAGGGAAGCATTGGAAATTGCTAGAAAAGTGGCCAAAATATGATAAAACTCAAAAACATAATGAGTGAGATAACCACTACTCCCAGTAGTCCTTTTCATAAAAAGGGAATTCTAACGAATGACCCTGTGAAATTATATTGGGCAACGCCCCATGAAAGTGCTCATGTGGATATTTTTAAAAGAGTTTTCCCTACAGAAATGGGTTATTTGATGAATCAACTCGAAGATGTAGGTTATCACGGTGAAGAAAACGATGCTTCATATGCTGCAGCTAATGAACTTGCAAAAAGAAAACGTATAGTCCGAATAGTTCTTGAAAAAGGTATTTTGTATTTTAATACAGACAGAAACATACCGCTTGAACATAAACAATTAGCCTATTTAAAAGATTTTTGTATCGAACATCATTTTCGGTTTATACAGACTTACAATGGCAAAGAAAGAGAAATAATGCTGGAACGTTCCACATTATCTGAAGCTTTTGAACTTCCACCAGAAGTGGATGAACAAGCAGAAAAATTGGGTAAGTTTATCGCATCTTTATTTTTGAAGTATTTTAAAACAAGAATGACCCACATACACGGTAAATCCGATACAGAGATTGTAAAATATAATCAATATTACAGGTTAGCAAAACAATATAGAACAGAAGGAAAACCATTATTTGGTGTGATGAAAGACGACGAAATTTCGGAATGGGGTGAATCTTCTTTACGCATTTATTCCAAAAATGATATGTTACCAGATGTATTATTGTTTATAACAAATGGTTATCATAGGTCGAATGACGGTTATATGGATAGCGTAGAAGACCCACAACAAGTTTTCCTTTTGGTAAATAAAGATGATTTTATAAAATCTTTTGAAAAATCCACAGATGAGTTGATTGATACTGTAAAACATGAAGTCAGACATTGGTATCAAGCTACCGATGTAGTTGGTCTTCCAAAAACCAAGATTTTAAATAAAAATGTGGATGTCTTGGGACACGCTCTCAATCCCAATTTTTTTGGTTATGTTACTCAGGAAAAACATCATATGAGAGACATTGAGTTCAAAACAAATCTTCATACATACGAATTTCACATTAAACGATATTTGAATCGAAATGTTCCAAAACCGGAATGGAAAAAGGAATTTTATGATATAGTTTCGGGACGCACGCTTTATGCTGGAAGTGCAATGATGAACACTATTGTTGATAATCTTGAAGATATGATGAAAAAAGACCTGCCAAGGTGGCGACAATTTGTTAAAGAACTTTACAAACTGATTTTTCCCAATGATTAAACTAAAAAACATAATTTCAGAAATTATTACAGAATATGAGAGGGGAGAACCTTTGATATTCACACATGATTGTGTGGATTCTTATAGAGGGCAAAATTATTGCAATCTAATAGCTAGAGATAAAGATGGGAATTTTGTCGGTGCTATTAATTTTTCAACTTATAGAAACCAAATACATATTAGTATGATAAATACCAAGGGAACAGAAAGGAGAAAAGGAATAGCTACAGCAATGGCAAAGGAATTACAAAAGGAATATCCTGATTATGAAATTATATGGGGAATGACTACCACGGCTGGTTCTAAATTTATTGAGAAATTACCAAGAACCTTTAAAGCAGGTCAATGGAGGGTAAAACTAAAAGAAATAATGAGTCCACATAGGGCAGCGCAACATACGGACAAAAGAAGAGGGTATATAGGCATTGTGTACCATGACAAAGTAGAAGCTTATGATGAAATGGTTCCTGATGTAATAGCATCAAACCACATAGATTTCACACACCATGTAGGTGCAAAATGGAGATATTTTGTTGAATTCCCAAAAAATACCGTGTTATGGGATGAATTTCCAGCCGATGTAGATGATAAACTAAGAGTGGAAGATTGGTTACACAAGAAAAATATGAAGGTAAACAATCACATAGGAGTGAGAGAATACTACAAAATTACCAATTTTCCCGGACACTACACTTAAACCAATTTATGATAAATCTATCAAATATGTTGACAGAAAACAGAGACAAAACAGCCTCTAAGGGATGCCTTATGGCTATGATTCCAGAAGAAACATCCAATGCTATTCTTAAATTTAGTAAACAGCTAATAAACGACAGTGACCTCTACATAGAAAATGGAGAATATGGAAGAGAGAATGAATGTCATATTACAATTCGTTACGGATTTTTAAAGGATTTGAACGAACTTGAAATTCGACAATTAATAAAGGGACAAAAACCATTCATGGCAGAACTTATAGGTCTGGATAAATTTATTTCAGCACCACAATATGATGTTGCGATGTTCAAAGTAAGTAGTCCTGTTTTAAAACAACTGCATGAAATGTCAGGTATTTATTTAAATGAAAACGATTACCCCGATTATAATCCACACTTGACATTAGCTTATGTTCAAAAAGGAAAATTTCCTCACGTAAAAGCAGGATTGAAATTAAAAGTTCCGATAAAAGAAATTTGTTATTCCCCGATACAAGGTGGAAAATCTTATTTCAAATTGGAAGAAGATGATAAGACAGTGATAACAGAAGTAAGAAAACCACGCATTTATATAGGAAATTGTAAAACAGGTCTTAATGACGATTCTTTTCGAAAATATGTAGCATCTGATGCCACTGAAATGGAACATCTTGTTGGTGATGATATTCCCAACAGTCAAAAGGAGATAATCGGTAATAAAGGTCTGTTTTTAAGACATTGTGATGTTCCTGATTTTTTAAGACGAAAAATGAATCAACACAGATTTGAATTTGCTAGAAACTTATCTCCTTATACCAGACAGATTGTATTTTGGGCATATGATTTAGACGATGACGTTCATTACTTTTTTGTATGATTAAACTAAAAACATTGTTGTTAGAAAGTCTTTCTGAAATTGAATATCCTCTTGCTGGAAAAAAACATCAACAAGCATATGCTGGTTATGCAGGATGGAAGGGAAAAATTGTCTGGATGACTCCTGATAAATTTTTACAACTTGTTCCACCGTTATCTAGTCCTGATTCGGAAAAGATGAAAGATTTTGAAGAAAAAATGAGGAAAAACCATCCCATTGACTTTTTAGTGCTATGGGTTAACAAAGATAATGATCAAGTAGCTAGTCATGAAGGAAGGCACCGAGCAACAGTTGCTAAAAAATTGGGCATAGAAAAAATTCCCGTTTTAATAGTAGTTTATAGTCACAAACATTATGACAGTTACCCAAGAGTTCCGTTGTGGAATCCACAACAACATGCTTATGCAGATAAAGCTGATTTCAAACGACAAACAGGATAATCTTTGATATTTATATTCAATGAAACTAAAAACTTTACTTCAAATAACTGAATGGATTAGTCATGCTCCTGCCGTTAGCAGGTCACCAGATGATAAATTGCGTGCAACTCCCGGCGGACTAAATGATGGTTCGCCACATTGGAATGACGAACCAAATTGGGATGGTATAGTTGAAGATAAAAATTGGTTTTGTTATATGGAAGGAAATGACTGGCAAACACACCGCTCAGGCGCTTCCATTTATATCAATGAAGATGAAAAACCTCATAAGATGTGGATTAAAATAAAAACTCATGGATTGCGCAAACCAAATGATACCAACGAATCTTATAAGGAAAGAGTGCGAAAACACACAAATAAAGTGGCTCGTTCGTGGATGTCAGAAGCAAAGAGAATTTTCAACAATATAGAAATCAACGAAGCTGGTAACCCTGTTCCTATAACGTGGAAACAAGCCTTTCGTGAAGCATTAAGGAATCCGAAGGTAAAAGCGCATCTGGCTGACTGTGGCGAACAGGAAATAGCCCCTCTGGTCGACCCGGTCAACTTTACTCCAAGAAAATAACTTTAATTGGTTTCTCCGATTGCTATTGCTTGCCAATATACAAAAGCGGATAATGGATGTCTGGAATTAGCATTGATAGTAAAACTTGATGTAGTTTGATTTTGTACAAACCATGCTCTGGAATCTCCACCAACAACCATTATGGAATATAATGCACTTGGGAAAGCATTTGCAAAAGTTACAGTATAAGCCAGTGAACCATTTGAAATACTAAATGATGAACCGCTTACTACTCCCGCTTTTATTGTTTGGCCGGGAATACCTGAAACATAAGAAGCAGTCAAAGCATATGACGAAGAGATTGCATTACTGGCTTGTAACGCATATGATGATGATGTTGCAGTGGAAGCGTTTCCCTGTAAACTTCCAACAAACGAACCGCTAACTTGAGTTGCTTGAGAAAAATCTATATTTGAACCTATTGTTGCATGTAAAGACGATTCTATATTTACATCAACAAAACTTGCTGAATTTACGTAGAAAATTTGATCCATATTATTTGATGGTTAAAAATTGTTCAGATATAAATATCAACTCATTTTTATAAAGTCAATAATTCATCTGTCATCCAATAAACGTAACCTGTAAATGGAACATAACTGTTAGATGATATCACAAAACCAGAAACGGTTTTATTAAGAATTGACCACAACCTAACATCTTCTCCTGTAATAGTTACCACATACGATGTGTCGGGATATGGAATTGCCAAAGTTACTTCATAAGTTTTTGGATTACCTTGAAACCAAGACCCGGAAATTCCTCCAAATTGAAGACCCTGATAATCAGTGATAAAATCAGCTACTTGTTCCATTGTAGCTTTTGAACTTGTATATAAACCACCCCCAATATCCTGAGAAACTTCAATTAAATCAGTATTACTAAGAGACCCAGAAATATTTTGTAGTTGGGAAATCTTAACCGATGACATAACCACTTTTATCCGATTTACTCTAATACTCTATATAGTAATCCGTCTTCCGTAATTCGGTAATTATTATCTTCGGTTGTTGTAAAAATTTCGATTGCTATCTGTCTAATAACATTAGTTAAATTTAATATTTCACCAACTATGTTATTAATTCCACTTCCGGCCCCGGCACTTTCTGCACTTTGATAATCAACAACAGGAATATTTATTACAAACGTTTTATTGCCAACCTTTTTAACTATCTTCCGTATCATAATTTACATGAAAATCTTAACATTACAATGCTTCTATTGCACATTCCTGTAATGTAAATGAACCTGTATTTGTTTGGGCTGATACATCAATATACCACACAGCTGTTGGAGCAATCGTTATCGTTGCTGCTGCAAGTGTGGAATTAATCAATGATGAACTGTAATATGCCATACCATCACAATTAAAAGATGTCAATGAACGAACGGTGCCCAACAAATTAAATCCAGCTCTAGTATTGGTTGTAGTTGCAGCCGAACTTGTAACGGAACTCCACGACATGCTATCTGCGGTTGTTCCATTAACTCCAGCACGGACTCTGAATAACATTGAACCTGTCGAACTGTTTGTACCTACGCCTGATATTCTAAAAGTTTGACCTACACGAACACTATTTGCTGGAATTTTAGCAGTAAACAACATCGTTTCAGTTGCTGTAGTAGTTGCTGCTGCAGGACCTGCCATGACATATCTACCAATACCACTTGACATATCACCAATATTAGCTGCAATGACAGGACTACCAGTTATTGCCCCAATATTAAGGAAAGGAGCGGTGTTATTATTACTTATGTTATTACCCTTAATAATAAAACTACTACTTGCACTTGAAGATGGGAAATTAATTGCATATTTTTGTGTATTGGTGGCCGTTCCAGCAGTTCCTATGACACAATCATTAATTCCGAAATTACTGAAATTAGGTTGAATATCAAAACCATTATATACACCAGAACCAGATTGACCATTACCAGCAACTGTACAACCAATAAATGACAGGTTGTTAGCACCATTATACAACAACTTAACACCATCAAGATAATTGTTGAGAACACGACAATTTACAAAGGAAATATCATCAACAATACCACCAGAACTACCTGTTATGATAATACCATAAGCTGATGACCCGGTAATATTTGTAGAAGGATTGACAGTATTCGTGCCCGTTGTTCCACCAAACCATGCATTTTGAAATCTTACACTTGCTACTTCAGCCGTTGAAGCACCAGCAGGATTGATGTATAAACCAGCCAAACCACAAGAGTCAAACAAACATTCATCACAAAAAATAAACGAAGCAATATTATTAGCCAATGGGTCCAACACCAATCCATAATCAAAAGCGGACACATCATTTTTAAACAGAAATGTACCGCCAGTTTGAACAATTTCAATACCGTTCAGAGGCTTTGTGGTTGGTGTATTTGTGCAAATTAAATTACTGATGTAAGTATCTGATGTTGGGCCGTTGACAATGCGAATGGCTGAACCACTGCCCGGATTACCACTATTGATAAATCCTTGGTCAACTCTCACTGCTGAACTTGAGTTTTGAATGAGAATACCATAATAATAATTTGTAATACCTATGTCATAAATAAATACATTATTAGCTTGATTGATGTTAATAGTTGAACCAGATGTTCTAGCTGCACTACTATAAAGCTGCATGTGTCTTAATTCAATGACATTGGTTGAACCAGCTGTATTATTTCCAATTTGTAGAATATCACCTGTTGTCGCTGTGTTCAATATAACTGTGGAACCAATGCCCGAACCAATCAACGCAACATTATTACCTGACATTGAAATTGGAGCAGACACTTTGTAAATACCCGGTGGGAAAAACACATCAACGCTTCTGGTTGATGGGTTTGGGTCGGATAAAGAGTGAGAAATGGCAAGTTGAATAGCAGAAGTGTCATCAGTACTTCCATTACCTGCTGCGCCAAAAGCTTTAACATTATAACCCGTCCACACAGACCCAAAATAGGTTGAAGCAGAAATTGCTGAACAAGACAAAGCATTATTTGCTGTATTAAACGTAATACCGGTTGAAACATATGTCGGCTGACCACCAGTGCTGCCTGTTGATAAATCAAAATAGTATGGGCCTGTTACAGTCGCATTGATTGAACCACTTGTTGTGTTGGTTGCCCAACTTGATGTTGCATTTAAATTTCCAATAATATTGCTTGAAGAAATATTTCCCGTAATACCACTTGACGTAATATTTGCTGCCCAGCTTGCCGTTGCATTTAAGTTTCCAACAATAATTGATGTTGAAAAGTTTCCAACAATATTGCTTGATGAAAAATTACCTACAATCACCGATGAAGAAAAATTACCTACAATGTTACTTGAAGAAATATTTCCCGTAATACCACTTGACGTTATATTAGATGCCCAAGATGCAGTTCCCCATATTGAACCTGTAGCAGGACCGTTTAAGAAACTTGCAGTATTTGATGACAAAGCATTTGTTGCCCAACTTGAAGTTCCCCAAACGGAACCAGTAACGGGACCGCTTGTAAAACTTGAAGTATTGGCTGATAACGCATTGGTTGACCAACTTGCAGTTCCAAATAATGAAGCAGTTGCACTACCATTTAAAAAACTAGAACTAACTGAACTACCAACTGTGCCAATGACACCACTTGAAGAAATATTGGAAGCCCAAGAAGATGTTCCCCATACTGAAGCAGTAGCAGGACCATTTAAGAAACTTGCAGTATTGGCTGTTATTGTATTTGTTGCCCATGAAGCAGTGCCCCATACCGAAGCAGTTGCACTACCATTTAGAAAACTTGCACTTACTGACGAACTTGCCCATGAAGCTGATGTTGCATAGATTGCACTTGAAACAGAACCTAATAGAAAACTTGCAGTTAAAGCATATGATGAACTTACTCCATAACTTGAACTAATTGACGAACTTGCCCATGATGCTGACACCGCATAAGTTGCACTTGCGATAGAACCCAATAAGAAACTCGAAGTAATAGAATAACTTGATGAAATTGATGCAGACGACCAAGAAGCAGATATTGTGGTCAAAGATGAACTGGCAAAAGATGAACTTATGGAAACCAACGACTGACTTGCCCATGAACTTGATATGTTGAATGAGGAAGCACTTGCATAGGAAGCAGATGTTGCCACCGATGACACGTTTGACCATGATGAAGTAACCGAATAACTTGCTGAAATTGATTGTGAGGCAAATGATGCGGAAATGGTGACAAGAGAGGCTGATGACCAACTTGCTGAAGTTGGAACCGGCGACCAGCTTGAACTTATAGCCCAGCTTGCCGTTGCATTCAAGTTGCCTATAATAACACTTGTGGAAAAGTTTCCCACAATAACAGATGATGAAAAGTTACCGACAATGGTTGACGAAGAAATATTTCCAACAATACCACTTGATGTAATGTTTGCAGCCCAGCTTGCAGTTCCCGCCAAGTTGGAAGCCCATGAAGCCGTGCCAAAGGTTGAACCTGTGTGCGGCCCATTCAAAAATGAAGCTGTAGCTGCAGTTGCGTTCAAATTACCGACAATAACCGATGTAGAAAAATTGCCAACGATATTACTCGAAGAAAAATTCCCAACAATTACAGATGAAGAGAAATTCCCCACAATATTACTTGATGAAATATTGCCAACTATTCCACTTGACGTAATATTTGCCGCCCAAGACGCAGTTCCGAAGGTTGAACCGGTATGTGACCCATTTAAAAAACTTGAACTGATTGCATTTGTTGCCCAGCTTGAAGTGGCTACAATATTTCCGATAATATTACTTGAAGAAATATTTCCCGTAATACCACTGGAAGAAATGTTGATTGCCCAAGAGGCCGTGCCAAAAGTTGAACCTGTATGTGGTCCATTTAAAAAACTTGAAGTGAGTGCATTTGTAGCATTTACTGCATAACTTGAACTGATGGAAGAACTAGCAAATGATGCACTTTTAGCATAATCAGCCCAAGGTGAATAAGATGCACTTATTGCATTACTTGATGTTCCAAACAACGAACCCGTTGCAGTAATATTACCGCCTGTTGCTCTGACAAAATTACCTGTGCCTGTACCTGTGTATTCACCCGAAGTCAAGTGATAATATTGTCCACCTGTTCCACCTTGTAGCCCCAACAAACTATTGTGTTGAGTGACAGGAGCTGGCATAAAAGTTGTAGTGTAAGCTGATTGAATCGTTGGAGAAAATGAACCACTTTGAACAATTAAAGAACCAACCAGTAAACCAAGGCCGGAAAGATTGAATGGTAAATTGGCTGGTGGTTGAGCTAGTTCAGCAGCCGTCAAACTTGAATATTGTTGTGAACTTAAAACAACAGCTGCGTCGGTCACATTGTCAGCAATTGTGCTATAAACAAAAGTAACCGACCAAGAAGCCGGAGCCAATGGAGCCAATCCACCACTATCATTGAAGTTTCCATTATCATAACCTGATTGGGTTGTATAAAACCAATTACTTCCTGAACTTATCCAATGGAAAGTGTTACAGCTTGCCGTATTAAATGAATCAAATTGTCCAATCAAGTGCTGAGTTGTGCCAAACCAAACGTCACCTGCCGTGATACCGAAATCGTTGCTTGACCCCGTGGTGAACAAGGTAAGTCCTGATTGACGTTGAAATTGACTTAAAAATGTATCCTTGAAGGATAATTCATTGGCCACTGCCAAGCCCGTAATTCCCACATTAAGTATTTGAATATACCAATTACTTCCATTAAGTTGAACGTTTAACTTAGCAACAGGTATTACACTGAGGCCGTCAATAATGTAAGGATTTAATGTGTTGAAATATACAGCGGTTGAACCTGAATGAATAGTCACGATATCATTAAGATAACCGGGTATGACGGCTAAAGTTGTTTGTGGTAACAAATATTCGGTTACAAGACCTTCTCCCGTAGAATCTGCAAATAAATTACAACTACCACTTGAGATGGTTATTGTTCCGTTATTATTATTTGTAACTGTAATTGGTGTGGTAGTTCCAGCATAAGGATTGAAAATTGGTGGAAGTTTGTTTATGGAACAAACAAATGAACCCGTAGGTCCAGCTTCAGAACAATATCCCAAAAATACCTGTTCATAAGGTGGTGATGGTTCTGTTGTTTGATATGCACCCGGTGTTGTGTTTGAAAGCCACATTTGTTGCCCAACGGTCAACGAACCCATATCGGTTCGATGCATCACACCATTCATCAACATAAATCCAGTAGAGCCGGATGGAATGTCATTACGAATAACACCTTCTACAGATGCATGTTGTCCTGTTCCATCGGCAATGGCTAAATAAACATCAGGTTGGTATGCTCCTATAACGGATGAAGTTCCAATATAAACTGCTGAGAGTCGTGGTAAAGTAACCGAATACGGATTGTGAACACCAATGGTCACTTCCTTACCCAAATGGAGTCGAAATGAGGTAGCGTTACTACCTGTGTTTGGATAATATGCCCAATCAATATATCTATTATCATACCACATTCTACCCGCTTTATATGGTGGAAGATAATTGTTAGATGATGGACAATAATCGTATGGTTCAATGAATGCTGGTTGAACTCCATTGGAACCTGAAACTTGATAAAATGTGGCACCCGGATTTAGATAACTGGCTGACGTAGATGTTCCTGTAAACAATGATGCGGTAATAATACTACAAGAAATATTACCTATAATATCCAATGCGTTGACGGGATTTGGTTGGTTTATACCCACCGTTCCATTTGGACTTATAGTTATACTTGAAGTATTATTTGTTCCACCAGCATACAGATACAAACTTCCGCTTGTATCAGTTGCTCCAACATATAAACTTGAACTACCATTACCGGTGTTAAAAATATAAGCATCACTGCCATAGCCAAGATAGCCGACATAATTGGAATTATTAATTCCCATATCAACATAATAAGCATTTTCATTTCCCAAATTATTTGTAGCAACGTGGTCGGCTGAACCTGATGGTCCCCGACTTGAATTCTGAACATTGATTTCAACGAAGGAATTTGTTGGCGCTCCCAATACTTCCAAAGCATAGGAATTATTACTACTACTGAGCTCCAAAGCATTATAAACCGTAAGATTGTTGGTTATCGTTTCATCATTTACACCAAGATTATCAACATTCAATGTAAATGAATCCATATTATATCTCATTCCATTATTCTCATCAATATAAAGTGATTGTGGGCTTGTATCACTTTGAACAAAAACTGGATACCATATTCCTGTGTTACTCTCATTTATTTGTATATTTGCTACGCCACCATCAATATTACTTGATGTTACATAACTTGCTGTATCTGAATTGATTGAGTAACTTGAACTGATTGCTGAATCACTATATGGTGTATAGGAAGCGCTTACTGCATTGCTGGCTGTTCCAAGTAATGAACCTGTTAATGAACCTGTTGTAATATAGGTTACCCCGACCGAACTTACAACAAATGGGTTGTTTGGTACACTTCCTTGAGTAGAAACATCCGTTTCAATGATATTAAAATTAGGTGAACCGGAAATATGAAGTGAAGCGGAGTGGTCAGGTCCCGGCCCAATAACTACCGC